TTAATGTGAGATTTAAAACGAGCAACTCTTCCAATAGCTTGGATAATTCTACTCATACGGGGTGAAGATTCAAGTATATGCATATGTCTTGCTTCTAAAACAGATATGCCTTCTGCACCAGCTTCAGTGACTAATAGAATTTTTATCACATCTCCATATCTATTTTTTTCGGAGTTAAAAACTTTTAAAACATTTTTACGTTGAGCATCATCTAAATCTCCTGAAAAAACTTCAGCTCTAATACCACACATACCAAGAATAGATTTAATTAAATTTACACCAGCTCTTTTTTTAAGAAAAGTAAACAAGACGTGTTTTTGATTGATGTGCATAATTATATTTACTAAGAGAGCTGTAAATTTAGTCGAATAAGTTTTAAATAAAGCACCATCCAAAAATCTACTCTTTTCAACCCAACCTCCCTGCGATACTGGGAAATTAGGAACATCCTTAATGTCAGGAGGTAAATAAAAGTTCGTTGCTGAACGAGTTAAAACATGTTTTTTAGCCATAACATATAATTTAAGTAATTCGTCATATTTCTTACGATCTTTCTTTTTAAGATATTCTTTTGGAGGTCCTTGTAATTTTTTTTCTTGAAAGTATTGAACCCAATAGTTTATTTCTTGAGGATATGTCATTTCCGCTTTGATAACTGGCATTTCTATTACTTGAGGTACATATTCGTAACCTGCACCTGGATAATAAGAGATTATACCATCCATCATCCTCTTTAATTTTGTATTATTTTTCGGAAGAAGAGTTCCGTCATCTGCTACATTGAATAGACCCATAAATGCAAAAGGATCTAGCTTATTACCAACTCTTACATCAGGGAATGTACCGGGTTTTAATAGATTTCCTAAAATAGAAAATTCGTATACATAATTGAAAATTGGAGTTCCAGATAAACCCAGTATCTTTGCATCAGAATTCATTAGAGCATCATAAATCATAGTTGGATGTTGTGAAAAGTTTTTAACACCATTCACGAGATTGTGAACTTCGTCAATAATAACTAGAGAACCATTAAAGTCTGGAAGAGATTTTCCTACCATATAGTTATAAGTTATGAAAGTATAATTATCACGTAATGTTGTAGAATCTGTTCCACATATAGAGCAATATTCACTAATCCATCCAGCACGTAATGAACCAGGTGTCAAAACATAAACATGTCTAACTTTACCTTTTCTCAACAATTTATCTGCTATCATAATACTTGTACAAGTCTTTCCTGAACCTAATTTATGATAGAGTAAAAGTCCTTTGAATGGGGTTTTCATAAAGTATTCTAAAGTTTCTTTTTGATGGCCAGTTGGCTCAAATGGTGGGTGTGATTTATTTTTACAAGTAATTGTCGAATAAATTCCGCGTGGCATTTTTATTTAATTACCTTTTATATTTTTTAAGATAAATGTCAGATTCAAGTTTAGGAGAAGAAATTTATTCCGGTGCTGCTTCGTTTGGGAGATTATGGACATTATTAGGAGCTATATTTGGCACAGTCGTCGGTATAGTACTTGTGGTAGTAGGCATTTATATTATGACTCATAAGGATAAGAGAGAAGAAGTATCAGCTGTTGTGAATGTTGTTAAATGTAACGATAAAGACTGTGTGGTAAATGTTTCATACAATGTCAAAGGTCAACAGGAAAGCGTTGATATTAATTATAATGGAAACCGCGTATTCTATCCAAATCAAAAAGTCACTGTATATGTTAATCCAGATGATCCAAAAGATGCACTATTAGAAAAACCCGCACCAAAGTGGATGGGTTGGATTTTTATTGGTGCAGCTATTTTCATTGTCTTAATGAGTTGGGTATGGTTTTGGTTTGCTAGAAAATATAAATTCGTTGGAGCAATGGCAGGAGTTGGTGGGGCTTTAAATGTAATGACTGGCGGAAGATTATAAAATTGATTCATTTCCGATATTCATAATACATATTAATTATAGCTTATCTTTCACGTCAATGGGTGCGTATCATTATACAACTTGGGATGTATTGTGTCCTATATTATTTTCAGACTTGTATGAACTACAATATTGGGTTTCTTTTTAAATATGAACTAGGAGATAGTAATTCTGAACTATTCCAAAAATGGAAAGAAGATTATTTTGATGAAGATGGTAACTTAAACGAAAAGGTGATAATATAAGAGATATAGATATTGGAAGATTTTCATTTAGTTTACTACCTGAACATTGTAAAAAGTTTTTAAGAGATAATTATGATCACAAATTTAGTCAATTGATATTGTATCTTGATAAATCTTTTTATCAAGATATTTTAATTACAAGTGAATATAGAAAATGAAAAATAACTAAATAAAATTAAGATCTTTCATTTTGTTTAAAAATAAAGAAGCTGCATATCTATTAGTGCCATATTTTTTAGCCCAAATGTATCCTTCTTGCTGTTTTTTAATACATTCTTCAGGGTGATCTAGAAAATATTTATACTTTTCTAGGAATTCTTCTTTATCTTTAGCAAATTCTACAATTCCATTTGTTAAATCTCTGGCTGCTTCATTATCTGAAATAACAACACAACCATAACTAAGACCCTCAAAAATACGTTGAGTAGGATGATAATTTAATATATTACCATCACCACTAAAACCAATTGCAATTTTACTTTTTAAATATATATTTCTTCTTTTTTCATAACTAAGTAATCCATTACTAATATTATGATAAAGAGTATTTGGTAGATTAGTAACCCAATCTGTTTTATATGCTGACCCCATAAAACATCCATTAATTTCGTCTGTACGTTCATAAGTTCCAATTTTTTCTGGATCTTCATCTGCCCTTAACATCAAGGGGACAAAATTATTAATACTATTATTAATTCTATCGAATTCAATATGACTAACCATTCTAGGAGTTTTATAAAAGTATTCACCAGTTAATATCCATTTTTTGAATGGAATTTTATCAAGAACACTATGATAATACCATAATATGTACACAGCATCTGGATTTATATTATTTAATTCATTTAGAAATGATATATCAATATTATGACTAGATAACAAAAAAATATCTTTGTCTTTGCACTCGTTCAATGAAGTCACGCACGAAATTTCATAACCAAAATTTGTGAATCCATTTAAAAATTCCATACAAGCTGGATAATGAGTACCTAAACAAGGGCATTTATTTATATTTACCAAAGCGGCTTTTTTCATTATATTGTTACAATATATTGTTTTAAATTTGTATAATCTCTGTAAACCATTATAAATATTTAAAAATGAATTTTTGTAAACTTTCTATTTTTGATAAATGTCTTTTATCGAAAAATTTGAACAATCCTACAACAAGTCAATCGATGACATAAAATATGTTATTCCAGACATTCAACGTGAAATAAAGCATGAAAACATACAAAAAATTATCGATTTTCAACAAGAATACTATAATCTACATGATACATATTGCTTGAATCACACTATATCTATTGGTATAGATCTTGATACAAGCATATCCTATCTACTAGATGGACAGCATCGAATGAAAGCATACATATATCTAAGAAAACTCTTTCCTGAAAGAAAAATGACTATAACCATTGATACTTATTACTGTAATGGTATGGATAACATAAACAAGACTTACAAATATATAAATACTCATACACCAAACGATATAACAGTGTTAGGAATAGATAAATATCAAATTTTACAAACATTCGAGAAACTATTATGTAGACAATTTAAAAATTATTTTAAATCATCTCGTAGACCTTATAGACCGAATTTAAATATCGATTCAATTAAAGAATATATTATAAATGAAGATATATTGGAAAAATGTCAAATAAAAACAGGTGAAGAATTATTCAATAATGTTATTGAATTAAACAGATATTATTCTGAAATTGATCCAAAACTTTTTGGAACTTGGCAAATTAAAGATTACCAAAAACTTATTGAAAAGATAAATAGTTTTGAAAACAAACTATACTTAGGTATGTATGGAAATTTTGAATGGATTGATAGAATAACAGACAAATATATTCACAAGATTAATTACAAAGATATTCAACACGTGTGTAACAATTGGAGACCCAAGATAACTAAAAAGTTAAAAGAGATGGTTTGGAAATCTACTAATGGAAATATAACAGACGGAAAATGTTATTGCTGTGAAGATGAATTAAAATATGAACATTTCGAATGTGGGCATATAATTCCAGTCTCATTAGGAGGAAAAACTAATCTAGAAAATCTAAAAGCTATTTGTAGAACTTGTAACACAGATATGAAACTAATGAATTTGGAAAAATACAAAGAAATGCTAAAGTCACAAACTATATAAAATTAAATATACAATAATAAATGGATATTATTGAATCCTTAAAAAAATTTAAATTAAGTGAAATAGATGAATTTTTACATGAAAACAAAACTTGGAAAAAAGTTTTCTGGTGATTATAAAGGAGATGATGAGAAATGGGTTCAGATTAGAGTAAAACATGGTAAAACCACACGTTTACAAAAAGTATGTATAAAACCTATAACAAACTTAATTGAAGAAGTAAAAAAAATAGATATACCTCAAACTATTTCTATACCTAAAGAAAAGGTATCAGAATCTCTAATTTATGGTGATGAATCTACAAAAAAAGACATTATAGATAACGAACTTAAAGCACTGTTGACTTCGTCAGATGATCGAGACAAGATCATTACTGATTATTTTTATAATTACCAAAATCAATCGATAGAACCTTCTTTTTACAAAGAGTACATATTGAATTATCCAAACATACTAATGATAGAGATAAAATTGGTAAATTAAGAGAATATTGTAGATTTGGAAAATAAGGAGAATAATAGGATAAAAGCTATCAAGCCTTATACAGAAGACCAGATTAAATATGAAGGAAATATATTAGCATATCATCCGAATTTATACTCATCCAACTCTCAATTGAATCCATTAACTAATGTTAATTGTGATAGACCTAAATTTATTAGTGGAGTTAGTAGTAAAGATAAAAAATGGACTATTATCGATTCTCAAATTGGAGATCCAAGTACTATTGGAAAAGTTTATACAGCTTGTCTAAGCGAAACAAAAGATTGCGATTATATTGTTAAAATAATGGACATACATAAAGGTTCACCTACCTTAGATCCTCAACGTGGTCTTGTTTTAAGTTTAACTAGTGTACTTAATGAAATAGAAATACAAATGCGAATATCAGAGATTGGAATTGCTCCAAAAATAATTGATGCTTTTATTGTTCATATTATATGAAAGATTGGCTTAATGATGTAGAATTAAGAACGACATCTCCTATTCCTTCTGGGTTGTGTGAGAACGGAGGGAATAAAAACTGTCTAATACCGATGCGAAGAATATGGAAAAGTTAGATATTACTGTTAATACCTTTTTGAAACAGTTTAACAATAATCAGTTTATTTTCGAAAAATATCTTAAAAAATTAACCAATAAAGCTATAAGATTAGTAGTAAAGGAGTTATATACACGGAGATGCACACGTATCGAATTTCATGTTCGATTTAATTAACAGACACAGGTAAAGAATATTTGAAAAAATATATTGATAATAATATTACAGCTGATGAATTATTATTAAAAGATAAAAATCAAGACTTTTTCGGAAGTTTTGATTCATTAATGTTAATTGATTTTGGTAAATCTTTGATAAAATCTAAATCAGGTAAAGATAATACCGATATAAATAAGATTAAAGAAACTTTTTCAAAAGAAGGAATTGATTAAATTGATTTTTTAAAAATTAAATCATCCATCTCAAATGTACAAGATACTATCTATTTATTCTAAAGATCAGTGCATTTTTTCTGGTGAAAAACATCTAGACGAAAAAGAATTATTTCTCTTTATATTAAACAATAACGTATCTTATTTTATCTCTGATAAACCAGTTTACAAATCTTTAGAAAAGTATGGAATATACGTTTCTTCATCTAATACACCTAATTATCATTGGTTAAATATGATCCAAAAAATTGAATTTTAATGTCTTATTTAATGTTCATTCAATTGTACGAGGAAAAAGAAGCGAATGTACTTCTTGAACCCTTAAAAAAGAACTACATTATGTTCCGAGATAACATATGACTTTACAATATTCGGAAAAGAATTTCATCTACCAAGAGATAAACAGTTTTATGAAGATGTTTCAGAAGATAGAACAGTACCTCTTTATAGATATGGTGATGATTGGTATCCTTCTGTACTTGGACTCCTACTTTGGAAAAAATTAGGAATGATATTTATGGACAAGACTGTAACCATCTCGTTGTAAACAGATATGTTACTGGTTCAGATCATATAGGCTTTCATCACGACAAAACAGGAGATTTCCAACCAGATACGTCAGTTATGACTGTCTCATTTGGCTCTGCCAGACTTTCAAGTCAAAAACCTGAAAACTAAAAAAGTTAGCTCTTACATCACTAAAAATGGAAGTCTATGCATTCTAAACTGGAAAACTAATTCTGAATGTAAACACGCAATTAAAAAGTCGACTTCTAAAGTTGGAGAACGTATTAGTCTTACTTTTAGATCAATTAAAACTACTAGAACTCACGAAGATAATGAAAAAGCAAAAGAAAGAATGAACAAAGAATAAATTTGTTTTAAGTATCATCTTGTTGACCAATCAGTAATATACATAGACAGATTTGAACAAAGAATTATGGCAGCGAATTCCTAACTTCAATAAAAATATAATTCCAACAAATACTATATTCACAATTCCAAGAATTCTTATTTATTTGAAAAAATCAAATAAACAACCAACTCACATAACAATATTGTCCATAATAATATAAACAAAATATCTACAATTATAGTTTTTATATCACTAGACATTTATCATATAATTTTTTGAACTGATAGATTTATACAGCTTCTTCATTTATCTTATTCGTTCAGATCACTCTATTTATCAAAATAACGATAAATAATAATATTATTTTGAACTTTTATATTATTTATAATAAATGAGTGATTCTGACAACGATTTTTACACCGAAGAAGAACTCAAAAATTACGAGTTTGATGAAGACGAGTATGATGATTATACTGAAGCTGATGAATTTTTGATGGCCCAGAGAAGAGGAGATCGGTTCGATCTTCCTTTAGAACAACGTGTAAGAGAATATAAAGAACAGATGGAACAAAAATTACAGACATATAAGAAGTTGTTACGCAAACCTAAACGTTCTCCTTCTATGAGAAAAACTTCTAAATCAACTCTTGGCTTTAGGAGACGTAAAGCTAGAAAGTCTCGTAAAGCTAGGAAATCCAGAAAGTCCCGTAAAGCTAGAAAATCCAGAAAGTCCCGTAAAGCTAGGAAATCCAGAAAGTCCCGTAAAGCTAGGAAATCCAGAAAGTCCCGTAAAGCTAGGAAATCTAGAAAGTCCCGTAAAGCTAGGAAATCCAGAAAGTCCCGTAAAGCTAGGAAATCCAGAAAGTCACGTAAAGCTAGGAAATCCAGAAAGTCACGTAAAGCTAGGAAATCCGGTAAGTTATTCTAACACGAAAGAAAATATAAAAAGAATAATAAATGATTATATTCCAAAATCAAACATTTATCAATATGAAGGAGACACTTTTGTTAAAGATCTTTACTTTCTTGGTGTAGCAACCTTCTTACGTATAAATTTAGATATGTCTAAAAATAATATGAAAATACTACGTAAGCTTGCAAAAGCAATAAAATTACCAAGATATTCTTTACTCCTAAAACGTGATTTAGCGAGACAGTTACAAAAACGAATCAGAATTGTTAGTTAATACTTATTTACAACTCATTGCAATTTCTCTACCAGCTTTACTATTAAATTTTCTAGCAAATAATGCACCCGACTTGCACATTTCTTTCTTTTTCTTTTTGAGAGTTTTTGAATTAAACTTAACTGGATGTGGTTTTTTACCATCCCAATATGTATAAGTTGACGTAATTATTCTTATATGTTTCTTAAATATTTCTGAGCTTGGTTTTCCATACTTCTTTACAAACCATCCTATCGGAAATATCTCATCTGGACAATAACAATAAGAATCTTCGCACATCATCTTTCTCATTTCTTTCCTAAATTTTTTACCTTCTTCACTTGTTTTTAGCTTTACTAACATTTTAGCATCTTCCCTAGTTAAAGTAACCCATTGATCAGCATATAACAAACCTGAATTTACATAAGATTCAGCATTGTAATCTATGTGAACCCTAGATTTTTTTGAACTAGTAATCTTTTTATATGTCTTTACAAAGTTATATAGTGGGATACATTCTCCACTAAGTAAAGCAAAGTATTTATTATCTTTATTTTTTAGAGCCTCTTGTAAAAGTTTTATCCACGCCATTACTAAATTCTCTTCACACCAACCAGTTTTTATATTTCTAATCCTATGATCATACACCCATTGTGGAGTTTTATCACTTACAGTTTTTAGATGAGTATATATAGAATAGTTCTTAACTGGATAATTGTCTCCAGAAAAGAATTTAGTCCATAAATTGCTATGTTTATGTGTATCATAAAGTAAAAAGCAAAACGCTACCTTATTATTTGTTGGTCTAGGTTTGTAATAGTCTGGGATAAGACCTTTAAATGCACCAGCTAATCCTTCATAATAATCATATATCTTAGGTGTAGTCCAATCTTTTCCATATAGATCTTCTAAAGTTTTCTTTGGAATAACTCTGTATTCTTTTCCTAAAAAGTTAACTTTCTCAGTTTTATAAGGTCTCATACCCCATATACATTTTTTCTTTGGCAGTTCGTCACACATACCATAATATGAAGAATATATATAATATTTTTTACCTCGATAAGATCCTTCTTTTATCCAGAAAATATCTAATCCAATATCATTCATTTCAAATTGCATTTCAAACGTATCATTTATATTTCCAAGTTTGGAAGATAATACAAACCCGTGTTCTTCCATTGCTTTTTGAATTTTTCTGACTTGTGAAGTTGTATTAACGTCTTTGTGGAAGATAGCTACGTCTATATCATTATCATGTTTGATAAAAGATTTTTCTCGATGAGCTCCTAATGCAGTTCCGAAATGGAGATGAAATTTAATTTTTATAGAATCTAAAGCTTCTTTACATTTTTGTAAAACTTTATTAAACCTTTGTTCTTTAGACATTTTTATTTATCGTAATTTTGTTAAAATTTTTAACAAAATTAAACAGTAATAGGATCTACATATTCTGGATTATATCTTTCATAATGATAAGTCCAAAAATCTTCACTTCCAAATTTAAAGTCTTTGGGAATAGGTTTAGCTTTATACCAAAATACACAATCTTTCCAGTCGTTAGATTTTGTTGCATTGTGGATATATAGGGCAGTATAATCATTTGTAATTTGATCTAGAATATCACAAAAGAGTTTAAAGTCTGGGATTACGGATGCATAGTTTTCGTACATAACTCGTCGGTTTCGCATGTTGGGTTCTCTTAGAATGAATACACCGTCTACGTTAGTTCTGATTACAGGTCTAACGTCCATACCGTATTGTAAGGAGAGGATATACCACATTTTCCAGTGTCGTCCACGTTTATACATACCGTTTTGGAGAGGTTTTCTGAAGAGAGCTGGGTCGTCAGTACAGTCGTCAAGAATAATAACAGCCCAAGGGTTTTCAAGATGCATTTTGGCGATCTTTTGTCTCTTTACGAACTTTTCAATTTGTTCTTCGTCATAATTGTTAAAAACAAAAGTAGATGGAAATAATTGTCTGTAGAAGTGATTAGAATCTTCAGTACCGGACATTGCCATTGCTACAGGGAAAATATGTTTTTTAGCATATAGTAAAGATGATATGAGGGTCGTTTTCCCGGTGCCTGGTTTACCCACTACTACGTGTTTTTGACCTCCTTGTTCAGGATCCTTATAAGTTTGTGTATTAGGTTGGATGAGCTCTAAATTCAATTCTTTGATTCTTAAAACATCAACATTATTAGCTGTACTCATTTTCTATAAGAAGAGAAGTTTTAAATACTATTTAAATATTATCATAAAAAAGATGCTCTACTACGAGTGTCTTTTCACTTTTATTTTCTGTCCAATATTCAATTCTCTGTTTTAAAATATTTAAACGATCTTTCCATTCTACTTTTTTATTATTTTTTACTCTACATATACCGTTTTTTCCGAATCCAAAACAACCAGTTATCTTTTTATTTCCATTGTAATAACCATCTGGATTAAATCTTATAAATATAACCGGTCTATAATTCACATCTTGACATAATAACATTAATCTTTTATTTTCACAACTGGAATCATATGTTTCGTGTTGGTTTTCATCTATTTCTATAACTAATACTTGGTAACCTAGATCTAATAATATATCAGGTCTTTTTGAAGAACATCCATCTACAATTTTCTTATCGTGTATCCAATCGTAATTTTCAAAATTATTTTTAACGAACTCAACAACTGCATACTCTTTGGTTTTATAGTTTTTACAAACTGGTTTATGTGGAAATAAATGGATATAACACCTAAAACAATATTTATCGTATTTATTATTACCAACAGTTTCGCACCATTCTGATTTACATAATCTCGTACCTCCGCATTTTTTACAATGAGATTTTCTAATTTCATGTTCGCAAAATTCACTCCCTTTACAATCTCTACACCTAGCTTTTCTTAATCCATGTTTACAAATACTAGCACCTCCACATTGAATACAATAGTGTTTTTGACGTCCATGTTCACAAAAAGAACCACATTCTTTACAATATTGTTTTCCTAATCCATGTTTACATATACGTGAACCTTTACAAGTCTTACAAGTGCGTTTATATTTTTTATGTTGACATATAGAACTACCCATACAATCTTTACATTCCGACTTTACTCTATTATGATCACATACAGCTGATCCCTAA